TTACATCTTGATAAGACTTGCTGTCTCCGCACTCCATACCGATTTTTCTCAAGATTCTTCCGGTATCTTCTCTCCATGATGTTGTATCGATTGCAACAACCTCACGGATGCTTTCAATCCGTTCTTCCACGTGCTCAAGCTTCTCTGCCTGACGCTTCTGCTCAATTTCCAAGTTAATCATGACCTGTAACTGCGGTGAGAGTTCTTGTGTGGCAAGAGATGCCGCTTTGTATTTCTTTTCTACCCGGATGAAATATCTGCGTACTTGCTTTCCTTTTTCGTTCCGCTCAAGCATTGCCATTTCTTTGGCAGTATCCAGTTTGATTATGTATTCCTTCTGCGTTCCGCCGTTTACTAAATTTTTAGTAAGCGTATCAAAATCTTCTTTCTCGCAAGCATCTACGTCTCCAAGTCTATTTTTAACCCAATCGTTAAATCTGCTTTTAACTCCCAGAACCTCATGCAGTTCTGAACCGTATACTACTTTTTCTCCTGTGCTTGTCTCGTATACTGGGACAAGTTCATTTTCAATTACTTTTAATTCGTTCATTGTTCGTCCTTTCTGTGCTATAATTTCTTTAATAAAGTGGTACTGGTTCGCTATTCATCATTCTCTCATATAACACTTTATCCGTGTGGTAGAGTACTCTATTTGCTTCTCTGTAAGTTAGTTTTCTTTCAATGATGATTTTTGCGATTTCAAAAATAATGTCCTCATTGTCTAAATCCAGATCGCAATATAAATCTCTTACATATGGAATTTCGTAGTTATTTCTTTCAATGCGTTCTTTCTCTTGATTGCGTCTTTGCAATTCTCTTTCTGCGTTGTTCATTATGTTACCTCCTGTTTTCGTTGTTAATCATCCCAAGATTCTAGCGTTTTGTCTGGGTCTGTTTTTACGTTTGCACAAAGCATACGAATATACCATTTCAAACTCATTTTTCCAAATTGAGCTGTTGAAATCATTAGATCGTCCGCTTTATTTTCTTTTGATGTTGGAATGAAATTTTCCCCGAAAAACCTCCTTGTTCTATCCTTGAACTCCGATTTTTTTCTAATAGTTTGGAGTTCCTTTCTTATAAGTACTAACTCTTCATAAATCTTTTTCAGCATCTTTCTTACCTCTTTCTTGTGAATCTTTATTGTCATTTGTTTCCATATCTCCTATAATTTAATTACCGAATAGCAGTCGGAATAATTATGAAAGGAGATATGATTATGGAAAAGAAATTCGATCCAGAAAAAATCGCTTTGGCTATTGTGGCTTCTTCTTCATATCAGCTATCTATATCAGAAAAAATACAGTTATATATTGATGCTTATGACGAAGCGTGTGAATCAATAAAAGAGCCGTCAGACGAAAGTGAATCTTAATTTATCCCAGAGAGTATGAGTAACATCTGCGCGGTATTTACTAGGTCGATGCTCATGTTCTCTGGACTTGCTTTCATTTTCTCCCTTATTCTTAAGACTTCAACGATCGGTATTGCCACTTTCTTTTCGATTTCGAATCGTTCTCCTGTTTCTTCAAAAATAATCGTAACAATCTTATTTCTTTCCAAAGATTTAGACTTCATATTTTCTAATTCACTCACTGTTCTTACCTCACTTTCGTTTTCTTTCCTATTCCTACTCCAAAAAATACTCAACACTTACGCCAACGAATCCGTCACAACCTCAAATAGGTCATTGAACGTGTCACTGTAATACAACGGCTGCACTTCTTTCTGATTATGAGGACTGACTGCATTTTCACCGTATTTCAAACCTTTCTCTGTCAGTGATTTGAACTTTTTCACTCTTCCCTTACTTGACTGGCGTTCCTTTTCTTCCAAGATTCCGGAAGATAGAAGTTTCTTATTGAACTGCACCGCACTGATTCCGAGATTATTTTCTTTCAGCAGTGCTGTGAGCGACTTCATTTCCCGATTGCCGTTAAACTCATAATTCGGTAAGAACCCTGTTGGAATATGGTAAGAATCGTAGAAGCCTTTCAGCATCAGCAACTTGCTTGCATCGTTCATTCTCAACATGCTTGCTACCACTTCCAGTGATTCCACCTGCTCTTTTAACGGAATGCCTACGTACTGTGTCCCTTTTTCGATGAAATCTTTCATCTTCTCAAATGCTTCAATATATGTAGCTGTGAAAATGACACCTTTCTTTCCGGTCATTTTGTTGGCGATCATGTCGCACCCTTTCTTTGTGCAGAGGTAACATGGAAGTGTTCTTCCGGTACTGTCTTTGTACTCTGATTCGATGAAATATTCACTCACCCCAAAATTGGCGTCAGTAAGATGTTTGACGTAACCTTTAATATCTCTTATTAAATGGTCGTGGCGTCTCTGCACCATCATTGCTACTTCTCTACTGTCGGTGAGTAGCTGACCGTTTTGTTCAAATACTGTTAAATTGTTCATTTGATCTCCTTTCATCATCCTGCTTTCTTTGTTTCTTTCAAAAATGCCGACGCAGCCATTGAAATAATCCCATCGATCTTTCCCTGTGCTCTTTCCGGAAGCTTATCCCAGTTCTCCGCAATCTTTTTAAAGTCCTCTAATCGTTTTTCTTCTTGCTTCTTTGTGATGTTTTCTGATGTTTTACTCATGTTCTCACCTCTTTCTTGTTGAATCTTTCTTGTCATTTGTTTCCAACTCTCCTATAATTTACTTACAGGCATCTGCCAATGCCGAGTATTTAAGAAAGGAAAATTCTATAATGGACGATTATTTAGGTAGTCTTAAATCTTTAATAACCCGTGGAATGTTTCGTGCGATTACTGCTCATAAAGAGATATTTCGTGATAATCCCAATATCTCTATTGCTTTAGCTTATTTGAATTCCGCTACATCGTATTTCACATCAGCAGAAGCGTTGTATTATTCCAATCCTGAAACATATGAAAACATTTTTCTTGCTGATGTTTTTCATTGTTTTAGTGTTTTTGAAAAGGAATTTCTTGATAATGTACGAACAAATCATTCCCATCAATGGACTGATATCGAATTCCAGCGTTTGCGCGATTCCTTTATGTCTTCACCGTTTAGATTTAAAGATGAAAAACTTTTTTCTTGATGAGGGGCTTTGCTCCTCATTCTTCTCTATAGCTTTTTTAATTTGGTAGACTTCTTCGCTTATTTCATGAAGTAAAGCTGTTTGATATTTAATTTCTTTTGCTATATACGATTCTGGATCTATGCTTGCTATATTCCTTTCATTTTCTTTTGCCTTTTCAGCTTCTTCTCTTTCTCGTTTAGCAAATTCTACTATTGCTTCGCGTATATTCATCTCTCTCACCTCGCTTTCGTTTGCTTGTTAAGCACATTATAATCATCTTTTTTGTGTTTGTCAATCATTTTTTTATTTTATTTTGTGCTTTACAAGCATTTATTTCTGTGATATACTATTTTTAACCGAAAGGGGTGATAAAAATGAATATTGGCGAAAGAATCCGACATCTTAGAAAGAATGAGTTGAAAATGACTCAAGACGATTTTGCTTCTAAAATAGATATATCTCGTTCTAATATAGGAAATATAGAGATCGGAAGAATAGCTGTGACAGAAAGAATTATTTCTTCTATATGTAGAGAATTCTCTGTCAGCGAAGAATGGTTGAGAAACGGAACAGGGGAACCGTTTATACAGGTTGCACCTTATGAGAAAGCATATAACCGATTTGGTTATATAATGGAGAACTCTTCTCCATCAAAAAAAGCAGCTCTTTCCGTGTTATTAGAACTGCTTTACAGTGTTCCTGATGAACAATGGGATATGATCATGGAACAATATAATGAAATTAAAAAGGAAAGCTAAACTGCTTTCCCGAAAATCCCTCGAACTAATTGATAGAGTCTGGATAACTGCTTATCATCCATTCTCTCAATTAGTTCGTGTAAGATTTTTTTGATTTCTTTTGTGTCCATGGCATGTACCCTCCTAGTGTTCATATTAGAACGCACGTTCGAAATTCCTTGATTTAATATTACTACATTATGTAATTTGATTCAATACTTTTCCGAACAATTGTTCTGTTGTTTTATTGGGCTTACATGATGTTCTGTTAAGTAAGTAATTGGAATGATATAATCGCTACGGCGTTTATATAGAGTAAAGTGGTGTTAATGTACGAAAAGGAGGATAAAATGGATCTATTTAAAAAAGAGGAAAAAGGAAAAGAAATATTGAATGGTGGAAAAACAGTAAAGCTCCGATTGAAGTCAAACGGAAAGTATACTGTTGAAGTAGACGATATCGCCGTAAAAGTTACGCAACGTGGTTTTATGAATGCAGTAAATAGAGGTTTTTCTGGTACAAAAACTTTTCCTTTCAGCAACATTACCGCAATCCAATTCAAAGAGCCAGGATTTACAACCGGATATTTGCAATTTATATTATCTGGAAGTTTAGAGACTAAACGTGGCGTTTCCGGCGCAGTACGTGATGAAAATTCGATTTTATTTACAAAAAAAGAGTTGGCTTTAATGTCGGAGCTGAAAGAATATGTAGAATGGAAAATTTTAAATAAACATCAGGCAAATACAGTTAATAGTAACAATTCTGAAGCAGATGAAATTTTGAAATTCAAGTCACTTCTTGATCAGGGAATAATTACAGAAGATGAGTTTGCGATTAAGAAAAAGCAAATACTTGGCTTATAAATAAATGATTTTTTATTGACACGAGTAGTATGCTCACTATATAATAACTTAGCAATGGAAACCTTGAATCACGCCTATAGGGCATTATTATAAGTTCTAAGTTATTATGCGTAGACCTCGTAGCAATACGGGGTCTTTTACGTTATTAGCAATTTTTATTTATTATAACAAACTGCAACAAAAAACCGCCCCTGCGCCAACAGAGACGGTCTACACATCCGAAGATATGCGATTGAAATCCAAGAATATTGTATCATCTTCGGAGCAGTCATGCAAGCGGAACGTTTGTTTTGCGCTGGCTGTTATTTTTATACCTAAATTTAAAGGAGATGATTATATGGCCAAAAGAAAAAAGCATCCTCGTTTGCCCAATGGTTACGGTCAGATACGCTTTCTCGGCAAAGGGCGCCGCAATCCTTACGGCGTTTACCCGCCAGCTAAAGAAGAATACGAAAACGGGCAAATGAAGCCACAGAAAGCAATATGCTATGTTTCTGACTGGATGATCGGCTTCGCAGTACTGACAGCATACAAAGCCGGCACCTATACTCCCGGCATGGAAAATGATATCCAGGTGGATGACAAAAAGAATGCGGAGGATTTTATCCAGTCTCTGCTTGCAAATTATAATCAGGTGCAAGGAATTAAATCAAAGGAAGAGCCACAATTAACATTTGCGGAAGTATACCGGAAATTCAATGTTAAAAAGTTTGGGCATGAATACGATGCGAAAAAAGTAAAACGTACCAGCTTAGAATATACGCTACGCGCAGGATTCAAGAACTCTGCTGCCCTACACAACAGAATTTTCGCAGAGCTTGTTACAGACGATCTACAGGAAGTAATGGACGCTTGTCCACTCAGACACGCCAGCATAGAACACATCCAAAATCTATACTATCACATGTACAAGTATGCTATGGCAAACAATTTATGTACAAAAGATTATTCGTCTTATGTCGAAATCACACAGGATGACGATGACGAGCATGGCATTCCATTTACTGATGAAGATTTGAAGAAATTGTGGGAAACAAAAGAAAATGAAGTGTCCGAGATGATTCTGATCATGTGCTACTCCGGCTTTCGAATCTCTGAATATAAGACTTTAGAAGTCCATTTGAAAGAACGTTATTTTTTGGGTGGTATCAAAACGGATGCTGGGAAAAACAGAACCGTTCCGATTTATTCCGGGATTTTAAATCTTGTAAAGCACAGGATAAAAGTACAGGGTTATATCCTGCCTGATAGAATCGATATATTCCGGGATAAGATGTATGCGCAACTGTCCGCACTTGGAATTGAAAAGCATACTCCACATGATTGCAGGCACACATTTTCGAAATTATGTGAAAAATATAAAGTCATGGAGAATGATCGAAAAAGAATGCTGGGACATAAGATAGGTGATATTACAAATGACACCTATGGTCACCGAACACTGGAAGATTTAAGAAATGAGATTGAAAAGATAGAAATCGATTTGTTGTAAGTGTGTTGTAAACGGTTAGCTTATTCTACTTGAAATCAATTCTTTTCCGATTGCATTTTATAGACGAAAAAGCCCGTGGTTGACACGTTTTTTGAAGTCTTTGCGTCAACCGTGAGAATCTTTGAAAATCAATAAATCTTAAGATTGCTTAAGAAAAATAGTATTTTTTTTAAATTCGCTATAATGTACACAGATCAAACAACTTAAAAATGGAAAAGAAAGGGACGACAAATATGGAACAGGCTGATATTTTAATTGTGAACGATAACCTCGAAATCCAGAAAATTATACAGATTTTACTGACGGGAGAAGGTTTTCGGGTGACAGAGGCAGAGGATGGAGAACAGGCGCTTCAGAATTTGAAAAAGGTTGGATTCGACCTGATCATTCTGGATATTATGATGCCCGGTATGGATGGATATCATACCTGTTCAGTGCAAAAACAAAGGACAGCGATAAAACACTTGGATTTTCCAGCGGCGGGGACGATTATCTTGCGAAGCCATTTTCCTACAGTGAATTGATCAGCAGGGTGAAAGCACTGATCCGCCGGTATCAGGTATATCGGGGAAAAGAATCTGATCAAATTGTACCGGAAAAAGGAACAGCCAGTCTGCAGTATCATGATTTACAGATTGAGGAATCAAAGCGGGAAGTGACATCAGGCGGGAAACTCCTGGAGCTGACAGACATCGAGTATGAAATGCTACATCTTCTGGTAAAGCATAGAGGGCAGATATTTTCTGCGGAAAGGGGTATCGATGTGACTAAAGTAAAGAGTCTGGTCACACGGATAAGACAAAATATGGCGGCACAGCTATTATTACTTATTTTGATCACTGGAACATGTTGTATTTTGTTCTTTTGTGTAGCATGGCAGAACCGTCTTCCGATCCTCTATTATTTCACCTATCAGGTTCGGGTGTTTTCGGCGATGGATTCTGATTTTTCAGACCGGCTGACTGAGGAAACCAAACACTATAATGTGCCGGAAACGATGGATGATAGTGGCAGTGGAAGCAATCCAGCCCTTCTTTTCTATTTGTGATTCGTACACAAGTGTTTTTATCTATGGTATGGATGGGCTCTATCGTGCCGGGAAAATGGCAGATATCATGAACAATCCCTCCTTCCGTACTTTTTTTGAAGGAGGAATCGCACATTTGAGAGATGAGATCATGATCACGGCATCCGGAGACTTAAGTCATCCGATTCTGGATCTTGGAATTGATGAAATCGGAGTTCTTGGAAAAGAACTGGATGCTCTGCGTACACCGCTGACGATTTTGAACGGATATCTGGAAGTGCTGAAGCTGGGAGGCAGCCGGAACATTCGGAAATTGAAAGTAATCAGATTGCTTAAAGAGTGTGAGAAAAATGACAGAAGAAATTGGTGCAGCCATGACTGTGAAAGAGGACATTCAATATTTTACGGTGGAAATCGTGTTTTCCGAGAAAGAATAAAACACATCCCGGACTGTATTTCATCCGGGATGTGCTGAAAAACCAGAGATTTAACGAATAAAGTTTGTCCTTACCTTCTCTTCGGCTTCCGGTTTTGAAATTCCGGCATTTTTTCCGGCTTCCAGACAGTGAAGAAGCCATGCCATGTTCTTGCCGAGGATGTGCATGATCTGGAGTCCTTCTTTGTCCTGCTGGACTTCGTCCGGTGTGTTGCCATGAACCATATTCCAGTAGTTGGAAGAAACAATAGGCATCTGGTGGAACGAAAAATATTTTAAGAGAACATCCAGTGTTGCTGTTGTGCCGGCACGTCTGGCGGAGGCAATGGCGGCAGCAGGTTTCATCAGCATATCTTTTCCTGCAAAGGAACAGAACTTATCCATAAATTCAATGATCTGTCCGGTTGGAGATGCCCAGTATACCGGAGAACCGACAATCAGAGCATCTGCCTCTGTCATTTTCTTAGCAGCAGCTCTTACGTTTTCAATATCCGCATTTCCTGCCTGAAAAATCTCACTTTCGATGCCGTTTTCCTTTAAAGTCTCTGCAATCTGGCAAAGTGCGGTATACGTACATCCTTCTTTCCGCGGGCTTCCATTTAACATCAAAACTTTCAT